TGAGCTTGTAAAGAGTTCAGATGATATGTCGAAGTCTTATTGTAAGGATGCTGTTACAGATCTAAACAATGATGACAAATACCTCCGTAATTATTTTACAGGTCTAAAGGGACTGTACGACGAAAAATCGGAAACACCAAAAGGTGATTACAAAACCCTATATAATGTGCATGATGAAACAGGCGAAGATTTAATTCACGCAGCTCATCCAAAAGCAGTGGTAGTCTCAGACTCCATTGGTCGAGGCGGACTTGTTGAGAATGGACTGGAGCAGAAACGTCAAACGCACGGAGTGGCTTTAAGTACTCCGACTGGGAATTATAGAGCAAATTACGCTTGAGCGTAATGCTTTTAAAAAATTGCTAATCAACTTTAAGTTAAGTCTTTAGACTAAAAAAGGTATATCCAATGGTTGGGTATGCTATTATAAAATTACATTTTATGGAGAAAATAAAATGGCTTTAAAACTACTAAATCCCGGTCTTCGTCCTCTTGGAACGTTTGACCTTGATGATGGCGACGCGGCCTCACTGACTGGCGGCGAGTACGTCGAGCTTCAGGCTGACGCTGCCTCGGGCGCTGATGGTTATGCTGCTGATGTCGGTTCGGTTGGTCCAATGGGCCCCGACTCTTCACCAGCATTGCTTGCACCAGTCCTTTGGAACTTCGGTCTATCAGCTTGCACCTCTGAGAGCATCGGAGGCCTCGCTGATGAGGGTATCGATGACTATGGTACACTATTTGGATCGCTGATCGGCTCTAACGCTGGTCGAGCTACCTCGCAGAGTGGCGCCGTAACAATTGGCCCCGCTTCGAACCGCGCCTCTGGCAAGGTTACTGTGTGGCACCAGGCTGGACTATATGGTGTCAATGGCACCGCTGCTACTGGCCAGGGCACTAGCTCAACCGGTCTTGACAGCCTAAGCACTGTTAATGCTGCCGTCGGTGCGGATACCTCTGGGCTTCTTGGCGCAGGCCTGGGCGGCGGTGACGCCCTCGGAGTTTTCGCAGGTCGTGTGACAGATTCGTCACTCGTATCGACAACTAACCAAGCTGCGGGTCTCGCCGTAGCAACAGAGTACTATGCAGTATACATGTATAGTCCTCATATCGCGACATAAGGAGGATATGATGTCTACATTATTTAATACACATGGTGAAATTAATGCCTCCAATGTTCAGGAGGCTCTAACTCAGATTGTCAAGTACGCTTCTGTCATTGAGGATCTTCAGCCGTCAAGTAACGCCCAGGCAACTGCGCCTGGTCTGAACGATGGTCAGAGAGACGAGATGATCAAGCAGGCCTTGATGACTCAAGAGGGCAAGATTGCTCTCGGTCAGGCGATGGCTAACCCCATTCGTCGCAACCTTGACTATCAGGGTGTCGCCCGGAAGGCTCTCGTTGTAGATCCCCTTCCTCAGGGTGCTCTCCCTGTTTACGATCGTGATATCGACGTAGCCGCAGTTGTGGTCTCCAGCAATGGTTCCGCACCTGAGTCTCGCGTCTTTGGTGACCGCGTAACGATTCCCGAGTTTGAAGTTGTTTCAAACCCGACCGTTCGCATCGCCGAAGTTAAGCGTCGTCGTTTCAATGTTGTTGATCGTGCTCAGCAGAAGGCCCGTCAGGAAATTCAGGCTCAAGAGGATGCTAACGTATTTTCCGCACTTCAGTTTGCTGGTGACAGCACTCTGGGTGGTGAGAATGCAGCAGTTTCTCTGGACCAGAATGGTGCAGCAGGCACTGGTTCTAGCAACGAGCTCTCTAAGGCCGGTCTACTTGGCCTCAAGAGAAGCATCGATCGTTGGGACCTAGTAACTTCCAAGTACTTCATGAACATTAATGAGTTCACTGATATGCTTAACTGGGAGTCTGCTGGTTCTGGTGGAGCCTCTCAGGTCGACCCCGTAACTCAGCGTGAGCTGCTTCAGACTGGTCTTTATGGCCACATCTTTGGCGCTGACATTGTTGTTTCGAAGGTTGTTCCTGCTGGTCGTGCCTTTGCTTGTGCTGATCCAGAGTTCGTTGGTGTGATGCCTGTCCGTCAGGACATCGAGGTTCTTCCCGCTGATGAGCCCAAGCAGCTTAAGCTTGGTTGGGTTGTTAACGAAATAATCGGAATCGGAATTGTCAACCCTCGCGGCGTTGCAACCGGTACTGTTACTGCGTAATCAACTACGATTAGCTACTGG